TATTTCGCACCACCAGCGGCGGCGGCGTGCCGGCGTCCCAGATCGCCGTGTCCCACAGCCCTTGGTCCCACAGATCCAACACGCCAGGATCCGGTCCGGAATTGGGTGGGGTCGGCAACGTCACGACATAATCCACTGTGCCTGACAGTTGCGGAACGAACGGCTCGCCCGCCCGCGCCGTGAACGAGGCCCGCGCCTGCCGCCAGGTGATAGTCTGCGATGGAGACTGGAACGTCTCCCAGCCGCCAACCAGCACCGCAACATACGGCCGGCCATCGTCGTAGCCGGTGCGGTCGGCCTGCATCACGATGCCGTTCTGGGTACCGAAGAACATGTCGCCGCGCATCCGCACGAAACAGGTCGCGTCCCAGCCGGTGTAACGCGCCCACGCCCCGGTCGCGGCGTTGACGACGAGACATCGCTCCTTGCCGCTGGCACTGCCGGGGACGGCGACGAAGATCCCGCCGTACTCGTCCCATTTCTCCATCGTCCACGGCCACTCGCGTTTCTCGAGCACCTCGGCGCGCCACATCGGTTTGATCGGGCGGGTGATGGCGGCAAGTTCAAGTTCGGCACGGGATTTGGTGATGGCGCCCGATGTCGGCAGAATGCCGTCGACGGTGGCAATCAACAGGTCGCCGCCGACATTGAGATGCGCGTTCATGCCCATCGGCGGACTGACCTCGTAACGGCCCTCTTGACGCCAATTCGCGGCGCTAGAGGGATCACCGCCGGTAAAGATCAGCAGCTCTCCGAGGTCGGTGCAGAACACGATCTTGTCGTCGATGCCATCACCGGCATCGATCGACCACGTCGTGCAGAACAGCAGCTTGCCGCCCTTAGTGGCCGCGCCCGACATCGGGATCATCGACAACTGCCCCCCTACCGCATTGAGCGGCAGAAACCAGGCGTTCATGCTGTTCTTCTCGATAAAGAACCAGCGATTGCGGTACTTACAGACGTAGACCAGATTGCCGCCGTTCTCGATCGGCGTACCGGCTGGGCCAATGATAAAGACCGAGTCGTCAGCCGCGAGGTCGATCGTCCACTGTCCTGGCGTGGCGGCACGCGCCGCCGCAAACGTGCCGGTGCCGGGGCTGGTATGTGCCACCAGACACTTCCAGCGCGAGCCGTCGGCCGGATCGCGGGCGCGGGCATTTATCGCGTAAGCCGTACTGACAAGCCAATCGGTGGGGGTCGTCGTTGCCAGCGATGTCCATGTGGTGCCGTTGAAGCGCAATGGCGCGTCACCGGCGTCATTCAGCGCCAGCAGCCAATCGCCGCCTTGGTTGGCCAGTTGCGAGGCGACGTAATTACCGGACGTCCGACCGCTCGCCACCAGCGCCGGCGTCGATGTGGTGACGTCATAGACCTTGTTGATGTTGGCCACGAACATTTTGTGAACGTCGCCGCTGGCGTACTCGAACGCGGAAATGATCGGCGTCGTCTCCGGCAGCTCGGCCCAGCGGTTATGACCGCCGCGCAGGCTGGCGCCCTTCATGGTCGGCTTCCAGTTGTCCATGACAACGGCCGAGCCGGGCTGCATGTAGCTTTCGTTCTCATTCTGAACGAGACCGCGGGTCGGCGCCGGAAACGTGATCGTTTCCATCTTTTGCGCCGCTTGCGGCTGCACCGGTGTCCTGCGGAAGAACTGGTGCTGGCTCATGGCCACGCCCAAACATTCGAACTTCCCCGATAGATCGGGCGGCCCCTGCCGACGATGATCGGCCCTGGGCTGTCATGACCCATTGCCATCGTCAGCGCGTCACCGTAGGTGCCGAGGTCTTCGGCGTAAGGCGACCCCTTTTGCGCCTTCCACTGCCAGATCATGCCCAGCTTCAGGACGCGCTCATCCAACCTGAAACTGTCGCCGTCAGCCATGAATTGATCACCGAACCCGCCGCCAGCCAGCGCGATGCAGTTTTTTTCAAGATAAACGAGCCGCTGCGTACCATCGAACCCCGGCCAGGTAAAAATCTTGCCGCCTATCATGGTCCACTCACCATACGTGTTGCTGTCCTCAGCATTCCGACGCCGGAACCATTCATCTGCATCCGGAATAAACTGCATCGGTATCTGAGTGTCCGTAGATCTCCATACATTGGAGGTCAGCAACAGGCGCTTAAAGTCAGAAGGCAATTCAAAACTGTCCCCACCAAACGAACTGGTGCCGCCGCCGAACTGAAACTGCTTTTTCAACTCGGTCCAGTCGCGGTTGTCATAGGCGATGCGCTGCGCCATTTCGTTAGCAAGCGAAAGCATCTCCTGCATCGTCCTGTTGCCGGTGATGTTGGAGAATACGGACGTCGGGATCGTTACCCCCACCGTCGCGCAAACATCCTTCACCACCGACACCAGTGTCATCGTCATGCCGCCTTCGTAGAACTGTTGGAAACCGCGTCACGCGCCAACCGAAGCAGCGTCTTGCGGCTACTCGAGCCGAGCGGGGCCTGGCCGGTGTTGGTCGTGACGAACTCGCGGAGCTGCTCGGTGTTCATACCGTCGAACCGGTCCTGATGGGTCGATGTGAACTCATCCGCAGGCGGCGCGATCCGCCTGATGTCCTCCTCGAGCAGCGCGTTCTTGGCGCGCAACGCCTCCAGTTCGGAAAGCATCTGCATATTCGGCGCGCCGACCTTGGCTTCCTCGAGATACTCGATTGCCTTGTTTTTGAGATCGCGGCCATGCATGCCGATGTTCTTCAACTCCTGCCCATCGAGTGCAGCGAGCTGCTCGATAGTGTAGACGTTCATGGCGCGCAATTCGGCGCGGCGGGCTTCGGTCAGGAAGCGCCCATAATCCAGCGGCGTACCGGCCTTGGTTTGCGCGGCCTGGGCCTTGAATTGCTGATACTGCCTCTTGAAACGTTCGGCGTAGGTCAGCGAATAGGGTGTGCCGTCATAGGGCGATGTAGACCAGTGCGAGAACCCGGTGGCTGGATGGCAACTCGAATTTTTCGAACCGGGATAGCGGAGTTCACAAACTTCTTCATCGATGAAGATCGGTCGGCCTTGCTTGAGGCTTTCGGCGTCGTCCTTGAATGCCATCATTTTAAATACAGCGACAACACCTGCATCGGGATCGGTAGCCATAGAATAACTCTCCTTCCGTTGGATGGGGTCTGGAGCCGCCTTCGGCAAAGTGCTCGGAAGGCGTTAGATCCTTGCCGGGACGGCTCCAGTCTTCTGCGGGGCGGTTGGAGGCCACTTCCGCAAAAGTTAGCGATACACCCTTAAGATGCTGGTGTTGGATCGTAGAAGCGCCAGTTAAAGAATGGGTTGGTCATCGTGAGTTCACCCATCCACCCGATAAATTGCGCCACTGCGTCCTTGTCGATGGGCATCATGCCGTCACCATCGAACAGCTTGTCGAAATTCCGGTTCGGATGGTATCTCAATCTAAGGCTGTCAGTGTTAAGGCCGAACGTGGTATCGCTCGGCATGTTCGAGCCGATGCCGCCGTCGAGCACGATTTCGGCACGCTTGCCGCCACCGATGTATTCAAGCGCACTGAACCCTAATTTCCCAAGGCTCGTTTCATTTTGCTGCCGCTGGATTACGACCGTGGCCGCGTCATAGGCTGCATAATGTTCGGGAGACATGATCAACAAGTCCGCGTAATCTTTGCCGCGGCTCTGCCTGGTCATGATGTAGTTGAGCCATTGGCGGATGTTCGCCGACGTAACCTGCGTCGGGTTGGTGAAGCCAAGCGCAGTACCGCCGGTATGCGCGTTGTAGGTCGCGGTACGCCAGACTTCATTGCCCGCGGTGGCGCGGTTGATGCCGCCGTAGGTACCGGTGGTGTTGAGGATCGGCACCGCAGCCGCAAGCCCGGTAAGCTGCTTGCCGCCGTTCAGCGAGCCGTCACTGTAGAGCGATGCATCCATGACGTCTTCCAGCGAGCGCTCGGCAGCGTCGATGTAAGCATCGAACACGTCCATCAACTGGCTCTCGCCCTCGTTATTCAAGATCTCCTGCATCGACAGGATGACAGGCACCACCACCATCTTCGGTTCAAAATAGGCGTCGTTGAATAAGTCTATGGCGGGATTGAGTAATTGGTCGTAGCCGGCATACCACTGCGCGATTTGCTTGCTGACTTGAAGCGTCTGGCGGATGCGGGGACCGCTATAGGTCTGCCAGAGGCCTTTCCTTTTCATGACCGCCAACAGCGCGTTGTTGTTGCTCACAAGGTCTTGGTAACCGCTCGAACGCTGTTCGAGCGACATGCTTAAGATCTGCATGTATTGGGCATTGGTCGTCAGGTTGGGCATTGCCCCTCTCCATTCATCGGTTAAAATTCAGACGTCGAATTACATTGATCCATTGACGCGA